GTAGTTGAAACAATCAATACTAACTACGGCCAAGTAAACTTTGTGCTTTCTAAGCATGTTCCAGTTGATAAAATTGTCTACTTCAATGACTCTTATGTTGACCTAGTTTACTTGCGTGAACCTCACTTCGAGCCACTTGCTAAAACAGGTGATAGCGTTAAAGGACAAGTGATTGCAGAAGCAACTCTTAAAGTTGGTTCTAAGAAATCAGTCGGTGTAACAACAATCGCATAAGCAACAAACATCAAGCTTCCCTTTCATTAGGGAAGTTTTTTTATGGTTGCTACTCAAAAATTTGAATGAGAAGGATGAGAAGGAAAATGGAAGATGTTCAATATTTCATCATGCGAAGAAGAAAGAAAATCACACTAAAACAAATTAGTGAAGCATGTGAATGTAGCATAGCTCTACTGAGCTTATACGAGAATGACAAAGCCAATATGTCACCTAATAAAGTGGCAACTTATAAAAAATTTATACTGAATTACTAAGAGAATCTACTAGTAGAAGGAGCTGTAAGATGACACTAGCAAATTAGATTCCCAACTAATAAAATCAACCTTTTACCGATTCAACAGATAGTAAAAACATGAGATATTAACGGTGCTACCAACACCGAAAAGGAACTATTTTTGCATGTTCACAACAACATGAAAAATGAAATTAGAGAGCTTTATCCCACATGGATAGATGAAATTGATGGCACTAAACAGGTGGCAGGATTTACAGCAGATATGGATGGGCTACTATGCTCATCGTTCGCTAAACACCATTTAGGGCTTGAAATCAATGTCTTCTATGACTTTAGAAACCAATTCAAGGCAGATGTTGCCGATGATAGAGAGGTTATCTACTTTGATTGTGCCATCACAGACAATCAAAAGACCTTTGACAACCATCTTACAATGTTTGGAGACACCTATAATCGACAGTCAGCCAACATAAATAATGTCATGGGTGTACATACAGGACGCTATACAGATAAGTTTGCAATGAGTACACTGATTCAGCTATACGCTTTGTATCAAGTTCCCCTTCCTGAGACACTACAAGGGAAGCTTATTTTGCTTTGTTGCGATGTTGGATTCAAGGGCTATTATGATGGCAATTATCAAGAAGCTTTTCTATCATATCTTGATATATTCAACATGATGGAATTAGTCCCCATATTAGAAATGTTCACCATCAAACAAATGTATGAGTTCATGCTACGGGCGCAAATGAACATGAAAATTGAGGTTCAAAGAAATGGTAGATTGTATATCAACATGGATGATAAAAACTACTATGGCTCTAAGTGGCTCAACTTTGAAACAGGCATGGACTTAGATTGGTTCAGCAAGCATTTAGAGTACCCTGTGACGTTGCCTGACGCTTCATTTACGTTAACTGACACATTCATTAACAAGAAGATGGAAGCCCATCTATTCACTCACAGTGACGCCACAGAAGCTTTCAGCTATGCGTTTATCAATAGCAGGACGGTTCTATATTCAATGAGAAAGGATGAATGAAAATGAAAGAATTGACGCACAAGGATTTCTTCTTTTGCTACACAATTGAATTGTCTGACTTCTTAAAAGAGAATGGCATTTCCTATATCTTTAAATCTAGGTCTATCAAGGACAACGCTATCTTCACGCTGTATCAACGTACAGACGGATTGAAAGCCAAATTGGATGAATTTAAGAATAGATAACACTTGATGATGTATACGATATGGTATACACTGTGTGTATGAAAGTGTGTACAAATCTGTATACACAATATGAGAAGCGATAGGAGAAGATTTCACAATGAACCTCAAAGAAATCAACAGTACGTTGGGAATAACTGGCAAAGAAGTTGACGTATATTTGCCCAATGAAATTTTTAGTGACTTGGAATCGTATCTAGTAGATAGCCCACAGATTGCATACGCTTATAGCTACACTTATTTAGCTCATTTTTTGTATCGAAACTGTAAGTATTTCGATAATAAGGTGCTTATTAATGGCGATATATTCAAGCAGGTGCTAGGTTACGCCAAAAGTAACCGCACCATGAATGACATTACTAAGAGAAAAAGCGGTCTGCTAGAAGAAATTGGCTACCTTGAATCTACAAAGGATATGCCTTTATCTTGGACTTTTGAAGCTGATTCAGGTGAGCCACTTTCCTTTGATGTGTCATCTAACTATGAAAAAGGTGAGCTACCACCTGTGCCATCGGCATTTTTCTTGTGGCGTCCAGTAAAGGCATTTGAGAGAACTATCCTTCACATAAAAGAAGGTGGGGGCTTTGAAGAAGAAGACATACCAGGGACATTTTATGATGTATTTAGGACACATACAGTGGACTTTGATATTTTCACTTATTGCATGGCAAATAAAGAGTTAGGAACTATAGCTTTCTACCTGTACAGTTGGTTGAAGCATAAGAATGATTTGTTTGAAAAGGGTTATGATGTTACTTATGACAAACTATCTCAGGAAACAGGGATTGATAGACGTACAATGGTAAGCTACATGAACTTGCTGAAAGGTTATCGGATGATTAGCTTCAAGTTCAATCAACCTTATTATGTCAACGGTATGTACACTGAGGATAGAAAAGCTACTACCTACATCACCAATGGATTTGAATCATTTCAAAGTGAGCCAAAGCCATTCAAGAAGATAGAAACCATGTCAAAAGAGAAGTATCTTGCTCTGAAAGAGAAAGAGAAGAAGAAACCTAAGTTTGTCATTGATGAATCTGAGCTTCCATTCTAGTAACAACCATCTAGTGTAATTCTAATATTGTAGTTATTTGCACTACATATAATAGAGTTACTATAATATGAATATGTATATAATTAGGAGATAATAGTGTTATATATAACCTCTATTATATATAGTGCAAATAACTACAATATTAAAAAATAAGCAACAGATTGAAGGGCATATCTCAATAGAGGTGTGCCTTTCTTTGCGTACCAAATAATTTTTCAAGGAGAAGATAAATATGGACATTTACACAGCACTAGCTAAATTAAGCCCAAAGAAAAGAACATATGCAAGATGGAGATTTGACCTTGAATATGACAAAAGAAAAGAGAAGCATACACCTGAAAGATTGTGTGAGATTCTAGGGACAAAAACCCTAAATGAATATACAAAATGGGAAAACTCAAATGAGTTCCTGCAACTTACCAATCTTTATTTACAATCAAAGTTTGCCAATGACCTAGAAGATGTATATGCCATCACAGTAGGTAAAGCAAAAGAGGGCGATACCCAAAGTGTCAAGCTTATGTTGGAGCTACAAAAGCAAATCAAGACATTCAATAAAGAATATGGCAACAGCAAGAAACCAAATGAAGAAAACAGCATGTTCAATGACTTGGAGTTGGATTAAATGAGCAAAGAATTGACACCAAAAGAGAAGATTCAGCTCATATTTGACAGCTTTGAATTGTTCTCAAAGAACTTTTTGAACATAACTGACAATAACAATGATGTAGTGCCTTTCAATCTGAATGATGCTCAGAAGGATATTGAGAAACTAGCACAAACCAATAGGTTTATCATCGTTGGTAAAGCTAGACAATCAGGAGTAAGCACCTATGTATTGTGTAAAGCATTGTGGAGAGCATTGACCAATGAAAATGAAAACATCCTCATAGTTTCCTATAAAGGTGATTCAGCAAAGGCATTATTCGACACGCTCAAAAGAATCAATGATTATGTGCCTAGAGAACGCTACAAGGGGCTATTCCCGACAGTTAAACGTGAAAACAGGGGAGAGTTGCTACTAAGCAATGGAAGCCGTATATCAAGCGTTACAGCAGGAAATAAGAGCATTGGACGGGGTTCTACTTACACCTACATTCACCTGTCAGAGTTCGCTTTCTATGCGTCACAAGAAACGCAGCTACTTTCAGTTGAACAATCCCTTGCTAAAGGTTCTGAAAGCCAGTTGACCATTGAAACAACAAGTAACGGGACAAGCAATCATTTCTTCACCTTATATAACAAAGCTCTAAAAGGCGATTCTAAGTATGTGCCTGTGTTTATTCCCTTTTACCATAAGCTGTATAAGAAGCAATTTGCCCATGACCATGATGAAGCAATGGCGTGGCACATGGCAAATAACAAGGGCAAGCGTCTATCTAAAGAGGATTTAGAAGAAGATGAGCTATTGCTATTCAACGATGGTGCAAACTTGAAGATGTTGGCATGGCGTAGATGGAAGATTATGGACATGCAAGGGATAGAGCAATTCTATCAAGAATATCCTGCTAACCCTATGCAATCATTCATTAGTACCTCAACAAGCGTCTTCGACCAAAATAAGGTTCTTGGACGCATAAGCAACACTATTCCACCTCTGAGCAGAAAAGAAGTAGCAGGACTAGCCCCTGAGCTTCCTGAGTACCTTCTAAGCTACGTTGGCAAAGGATTGGAGTTATTCCACCTACCTGAGCCGAACATGCGTTATTACGGTGGTAGTGACGTTGCAAGTGGTAGCGGTGGAAATAATGACAGTTCAACATTGGTGATATTCGATGCAGACGGACAGCAAGTTATGAGCTTTTACCATAACAAAGTTGCCGTCTATTTATTTGCCCAAATATTGAACGACTTAGGCAGATTCTTCAATTATGCCTTTCTTTGCGTTGAGAGAAATAGCTATGGATTGCCTGTTATTGAGCGTTTACGCAAGGAATATGACTATCTGAATCTATATAAACAGAAGACGTTTGATGAACGTGGAAAGCGCAAATTGCAGTTAGGCATGATTACTTCTGCGAAGACAAAAGCCATCTATGTGAGTGATTTCAAAGAGTCATTTGAAATGGGGCTAATCAACATTGAGTGCATGAATACGCTTCAGGAAATGCAGTTGTTTATTGAGAACGATGGAAAAATGGGCAACAAAAGAGGAGCTAAAAATCATGATGATAGTGTGATTGCTTCATGTTTGGCTGTAACAGCTATGAAAGAAAATAAATACTATGTCTAATTTTATAGACCGAAGGGAAATGAAGTAATGAATTTAAGCAATTATGTAGAAGAAAAATATAAAAATAAAAAAGGTTGGTTCATCGAGGAAGTATCTAAGGTGACTAACCAACATCGCCTATCGAGAGTGAACGCTAACAAGGACTATCTTGCAGGGATTCATGATATTACTAATGCCCCTGCATTTACTCACAATGGCGTATTAGTTGAACCTAGAAAGATTGTTATTAATCTAGCGAAACAGTTGATTAGTTGGCAGACAAGCTTCCTATTACGCAATAACATTATGGTGGTAGGTAATGAGCGTGTGGCTGATATGTTCAATGAAGTCAATAAGCGTGGGAAATACAACCTCCACAACAACACTATCCTAAAAATGATGCTGTGCTATGGGGAATGTGCTGAATATGTCTACATGGAAAATGGAAGCATTAAGAGCAAGATTATCAGCCCTAGCAATTACACACCAATCTTCAATAGGCACAATGAATTGATGGCTCTAATTGAGCATTACAGCTATGACAATGTAAATTACTACACTGTGTATGATGATGAAAAGGTTCAGGAGTACCATAGCAAAGGGAATAAGATTGAGCTGATAGCTCAGTATCCTTCTCTTACAGGGCTTCCTATCCTTTATAACACAAATAGTTATGGTGAATCAGGGACAGGTAATAAGAGCGACCTAGAGGACTGGAAGGGCATCCTAGACAACATGGAACAGCTTATCAGTAAGTACACAGATAGTTTGTATGTCTTCCTAAATCCTATCCCTATCCAAATAGGGCAGGAGCTAAAGAACAGCATGAACAAAGATGTTGTTGGTCAGGGGATTACGCTTGATGATGGTAGTGACTTCAAGTTAGTGCAAGCAAGGTTGGACAACCAATCCTTCAACTCACTGTATAAGACGCTTAATCAGACGCTATTAGATGTATCTGCGACACCTGCGGTGGCTATGGGTAGAGCTGAGATAAGTAACGTCAGTGAGACAAGCATTAAGCTTATGTTCTCTTTGGCCGAGGTTAGAGGTCATGAGAATGAGATTGCTATGAAGCATGGTCTGTATGAACGCAATGAGAAGATTAAGGTGCTGTTATCTTACAAGGGCTTCACAATGACTGAGGATGAATTTTATAGCTTAGATTTTGTATTCAGCTACAACATTCCAATGAACGATAAGGAAGTCATTGACAACCTTAAAGTCCTTAGAGAGATTAATGTGATGAGCATTGAGAGCATGTTAGAAAAAAATCCATACGTGGAGGATATACAAATGGAGAAGGAGAGATTGATTCAAGAAGGACTATTGGATAGCAGTCAGGTGGACTGAATCCTTTAGTGTGGTGAAGTATTAAAACTGGAATATTGAGGTTGAATATTTGAGTGAGAACGTGATAGGTATGGGCTTTGTGTGAGAAAGGTATATTATGGATTTTTCTCGCCTGTTACATAAGCAATGACTGATATTAACTATTGGTCATTGTGCTGTGACATTGCTGTGTGGTTGTATGGTTGATTGGTTGATAACTAACTAACTTATCTGATAATAGGCGTTCACTAACGGTGCTGTGTGCATAGGCATAGCGTTTATAGTTCCATCGGCAACAGGTGTCATGATGCTACTAAACTCAATATAATCAAGGTGCTGTAATAAAATGGGTATATCGAATATAAAGACATGGGTATGGAATAAGTGAATTTTCAGTAATTTCAATTCAGTTTAGAGAATTTCCATTTTAGTTCCATTGTATAATTATGGTTATTAATTGGTGATTAATGGAAATGTATAGAGTATACATCCAACTGTTATATAATCAGCATTATCTAGCTCACAGCTTCCGATAATCTTTATTATGTAACCTACCGAATATTCTGTCTATATCTAGGAACTGCATAGGTATCACGTTTTGGAGGGTATTCAGAGAGTGTATAAAAAAGGTTGGAAGAAGTGGAAGATACTAGGAGAATGTATAGAGTATACATTAAGATGCAAATGGCTTAGGTATCACGTTTACCTTTTATTGGTAATGAAATACGGATAAATCCTGCATAATTTATGCATTGGATATGCAATGGTAATAAACAGGGTATATACCATTTATTGGATTCTTGGTTAATAATTGGGTATATGGTAAAAAGTGGTATTGTTTGAGTTGTATGAACAATATGAACTATTCTAATTATATATACAATTGATACAATCAGAATAATCAGTTTTATGTCAAAACGGTTATGAGATAAACAGACAATTGTGAATATTCAGATTATATATAAACAACTTATAAAGTAAACAGAATATTCAGACAACTTCAGAGCTTCTTATAAAGGATTGTAGGAGTTATCAGACAATTCATAACCCTCAGAATCTTTAAGAGAAAAATGACCATACTACTTTTTTCACGCACAGAAAAATAAGCTAATTCTACTTATCTATCTACTATTCTTGCTCAATTATGCCTTATATGTAGTTTAGAAGGTACAAGTTGAATCCTACATCAAATCATGGCGCTGTCAGAGCGTCTACACGGCTATTAACTTTGTCTAAGTGAACAATGACCTTATAGATGCTTTGTAGGAGCTTATTAAAATATTGCTAGGGTTGCACAAAAGTATGCAGACCTACATTCATGAAGTTTGGAAGCACATCTTGTCCACCACCAAATCAATCCTGAGCTGTCACACGTTCATTCTGACCACTCTAATCTATTCCATGAACACTTACATCAACCTGACTCAAAGGCGCTTACAATGTGCTACAAGACGTTACAAGAAAGAAGTTGCTTATCATTGAAAAACTAATAATCACTCTAGCTTTGTGGTTTGCCTTTCTACTAGGAGAATGGCATATCTCATTGACTGTTTTATTCATCTTCATGGCAATAGTAGCAATTACATCTATCTTCAAAGCAATCATAACAAAAGAAGTAGATTCAAGCAAAGTATATAAAGAAATCATAAAGAATGTTGGTGTGTTTCTAGCCATTATTCTAGCAAACATGCTTGATTTACTCACAGGTTCAGAGCTTCTATTCAGGAGCATGACTATCCTATTCTTTGTTGGATGGATAGGCGTCAGAATCATAGAAAACTTAGGTCATATGGGTGTGCCATTGCCTAAGAAATTAACACAATATCTAACACAGCTATCAGAAGAAGGGAAAGAAAAAAATGAATAACTTACAACGAATTGAAATGGAAACAAAGGGTATCAATCTATCACAAGCAGAACTAATCATCTACCTAGAGGAGAATGGTTTAGCCCCTCATGTGGCTTATGAAGCTTCTAACACTGATTCTCAGAGAGCAATCTATTCCACTACTCTATCTATCTTAGAGTCGCTTGCAAACAACCCTGAGAACTACAAGAACATTAAAATGGATGATATGTCTGTATCACAGTTCTCTGAGAACATTCAAAGACGCATAAGCCACCTTGTCAAAAAGGTTCGCACAATGTCTATTGAAAAACAATCTAATAGTACATTCATGCTGTACTCATAAGGAAGGAGAATCCACATGAATAATCCACTAAATAATCTCACTCTACTAACTGATACATTTAAGAGTATTTCAGAAACAGTTTTAATCAATGGTAAGCCACAGCAAGCGGTCATTACATTCTCAGGATTGGGTGAGCAGGAGAAGCGTATTATCAACTCGCTAGAGCCATTTGAGCAAGGGGACTTAGTAGAACATGAAGGACAGATGTATCTTGTCTCAGAAGAGGTTACAACGCCTAGAGGGATTAAATATAGAGCAACTATGACCTTGTGTAACTATACCTTTGTAATTGAAACAAAAGGAGCGCTTACTAGAGTACAGATTGATACGGATACATTGGGGAAACCAATCTACAAGGACGTTTATGCCCCATCTACCTTTGATGATGTTCCTGCTATCATCTATGGCTTCCAGTCAAAATACACATACGGACAGATTGCTACAAGCATATCTACTATGTTCATCCATGTTCAACACAACGATAAGAACATGACTGATTTTAGCACTAATAAAGAGATTCCTTTCAGAGATAAAGCTGTAAAGCTCAAAGGGAGGGACATTTCACGGAATGGCTTGCTAGGTATTGAAGCTGAGGTGCTGTAAATTGCTTCATTATGAGGGTTTGACCGTGGTTAAATCAACTAGAATAGTAAAATATGTTGTCATATTATGCGGTTAGTGATAGAGTTAGAATCAATTAAATAACTCGGAAACAAAAAGCCATTCCCATGTTGTTAGGGGCTACCAACCTCTAACGGGAATGACTTTAACCTTGTGCATCACCACAGGGCGTATATATCGGACTTGTCACAACACAAGCCGTTTGTTCGATAGTTATCAGTATACTATCGCTCGGACATATTATCAAGTATTAAAATTGATAATGTGATAGTCAGATAAAAACGCCTTTCTACTGTGGACAAGAACTCACAGGGGAAAAGGCGTTTTTTGTTGTCCAATGAGGGGAAGCCGATAAACCTCAGTAATCTCATCGTCAGGTCATCCGAACCAATGCAGAAACTCGGATATATCCAACACTAGAGGGCTTCCTTGTTCGCCCTGTTGGATGAATGGGGGAGACGCCCGTTAACGGTCTGGAGTGGATTATCGTGGTGCTACGGCATCGGTATCACATTCTGTATTCATTGGGGGCGATAATCCAATGGGAATGTGAAAGCGAAAGCTTACAACGAACAAGGGCGTCATAACCTCAGATGAACACTGCTACGCTGATTTGACAGAGTTGTTGCTTGTTACACAATCATATTTTTTATGAGCGTGTGACAAGGGTACAACTCTGCTTTCCTTCCTAGAATCCTCCAACTTTGCTGATTGAGAGCGTAGAAGTCAAGCCCTTTAGTACACAAAGATGAAAAGAATTTACAATCATTGTTGCATTGTATATGATTATGATATACAATTGGTATACTACTATGTATACAGGAGGGGAAGCGTAATGAGTACACAAATCAATATACGATTAGATGATGTTCACCTTGCCATATTGGAAGCTATGATAGAGAAAATGCAGAAGGATGGTATCAAATCAAACAGGACAGATTGCATACAGAAAGCTCTCTATTCGTTTGCTAGGGACTACGTGCTAGATGGCGTGACAGTAGGTACAATCATAGATAAGCATTATAAAGGTGCTTGGGAGAGACAAGAGTAAGCCCCTGAATTGTGGGGCTATAGTGATATATAAAGTGCTATATAAAAAGCTATACAAATGAGATGCAGAAAGGGAAGAGAAAGATGGATTTTAAGAAGAAGATACGATTACAAAATGATGGAGATTATGACTTTGTGGAGGAGCTTATGGAATTGGCTCAGAGCGATAAGTTGTTTGCTACCACAATGGAAATGAGCATACACAGCTTACCCTACAAGGACTACACAGATGAAAATGCTACAAAGGAAATCTTACAGCTACCTAGATGGCGCCCAAAGTATGCAGATGGTGAATCCTATGAGGAGAAGCTTGCCCGCAACTTTAAGGTCATGATTGCTAGATATGTCAAAAAGGCAAATGGTATCAGAAGTAAGAAGGACTTTGAGGGGACTCAGCAGGAGCTTATGAGTGTCAGAGAAGACCCTTTGCATCTAATCTACTCAACACTCACAGAACACGGCTACCACTACTACAAGGACGATTTCGACAAGATACCAATGAAGAAGTTCTTGAAGCAAGTGGAGGAGAATCAAGGCATTGACGCTATGCTAGATATTAAGAGTGAAATCAAGCCATTCCTAGACATATTGCCACAGATTAATCGTGAGAAAGACAAGATGAAAAGGCAATATATTCCACTCATTGAGGATGCTTTACATGAAGTATTGCAGACGGTTGATTTCAGCAAAACTGAGCTAGAGATAATTGGTTATATTGCTCAGGGAGTACGGTGGAAGGTCAACAGGAGCGTCACAAAGCTATTAGATAGCAAAGTCCATCATATCAATGGTGAGAGGTATTTCCTGACTAAAGAGCAGATAAGAAAGAATGGCTTCAAGAAGACGTTGCCTAACACCATTCTACAAGTCGATACAAGCAAGCTATCAAGCACTCAGTATGTATTCTTCGATATGCTGTGCAACAGGTTACAGAGGGAGCTAGACGCTGTGAACATCAAGCCATTTACATTTAATGAGCAAGGTGAGCCGATTAACTTCAACAAAAGGTACTTTGCAGACAAGATGGGCATGAATGAGAGTGCTTTCAAGAAGCGTTTATCTAGGATACAAGCATGAATCTAAGTGTCACACTTTTTGTATATAGCATGTCACACTTATGGTTTATAATTAGGTTTAGTGAGCGTCATAATTAGTCAAGTTTGATTCAATTTGATTCCTCTATTTTAGGATAAACCTCCAAAGATTTCATTCTAAATTCTCTATGATTAATGTGGACATGCCTTTATGGTGTGTCCTTTTATTTTTGCCTAACACTAAAATATTTCAATAGAAAAATAAACAATCAAGAAGGTGAGACAATGGCAAATATTAATGAATATGGATATGAGCAACTAAGAAATCACATCGTATCAGCTTGGAAATACCTAGAGATTCAGACACCAACAGGCACACCATTAAAGCGTTTTGATGTATCTACTGGCTTAGTAATCAATGGAAGTGGCTCTACGCAAACGATTGAATACAAGGTTGTAGCTAAAGGTGCAGATGTTGAGTTCACAGGCGTTACAGCAGGAAAGAGTGTTCTCTTTGATACAGCAACAGGTGGTACAGCAATCGCTACTGAAACCTTTACAGATTTCACATTTGTTGCAGAAGAAGATGAATTAACAGTGATTCACAAACTTGAAGTTCCGAAGGTGATTTAATGCTAGGACTTGGAACAGCAGCTAGTCCCTTTATTATCTCTACACCTGAGGATTTTAACTCTGTCAGAGACAATCTTTCTGCTTACTATGAATTAGGAAACGACATTGATATGTCTGAATTTGGAAACTTTGAACCGATAGGAACCAATGTACTTTCTTTTGTCGGTGAATTTGATGGTAAAGGATTTAAAATATCTAACCTTACAATCATTGCAACTGTGGATTGGGCTGGTGTTTTTGGATTCGTGAGAGGTGGACTCATAAGTAATTTAGGAATAGAAAATATCTATTTAGAGACAAGCGCTCGAATAATAGGTGGGCTTGTTGGTCGATTGTCAGCAGGTCAAATAACTAATTGCTATACCACAGGTGAAGTAAAGTCCATAAACATAAATGGATTAACAACAGGTGGTTTTGTTGGAGAAAACAACGGGACTATTGAAAATTGTTATTCACGCTGTACCGTTACTGGACAGAGAAGAGTGGGAGGTTTCGCAGGATATGCAAGCGGAGGCGCTTTCAGATATTGCTTCTCTGCTAGTTCAGTAAAGGGAACCAATGTAAATGAAACTGGTGGATTCTATGGTTTAATCAACACGAATTCAGGATTCGTTCCCACTTTTCTGAGAAATCATTTTGACTCTACTGTTGCAGGTACTACTAACACTACACGTTCAAACGTAAATGCAAATACCACCACAGCCATGAAAACGCAATCAACTTATTTAGGGTGGTCATGGGACACTATTTGGCAGATTAAAGACGGTGAATATCCTACTCTTATAGTTTTCAATGAACAAGAGATTCCCACACAAAAGGTAACAGTAGAAGCAACGTCTTCAACAGCACCTATTGTGGGCTATTCTAAGTTGATTAGACGCAAGGTAGCAATATCCCTAACTTACACTAATGAAGTATCCTCAACGGTCTCAAAACAACTCACAACGGCTTGTATGAGCTTTGTAGAAGAGATTGTATCCTCGGTAAGAGCATTGAAGAACACCAACATCAAAACGTATGAAATCACATCCTCTCTGTCTGCAATCACAGGAAGCTCTACAAGACGTTTGAAAGCAATCAGGAACATTGACTCACATATTGACCTATCAGCGTCCTACGTTGAGGTTATTATCACTGACAACAGCGATATTCCTATTTATGCAAACGTGTTTTATGCAACAAATGCAAGCAAGGTTTCTACTGAAACTAATGTAAGCACAATATCTAGTGAAACTAATACAAGTAAAATTTCTAGTGAAACTAATACAAGTACAATCTTTAACGAACAAAATCAATCAGAAACGAGTGTGATTTGATGGCTTTTCAAAAGGACACTATTCGTTTGATTGTTCAATTTCGTGACTTCGATGGAAAAAATATAATCCCTACTGACGTTACATTAACTATTTACAAAGAAGACAAGACAGAAGTTGAAACAATCACAACCAATATCACTCAGAAGTCGGACAGCTTTTCCCATGATTATTTAATACCTGAGCATGATTTCATCTATGAGTTTTCAGGTGTTTATCAAGAAAAACCAATACTGGCTAGACAGCTTGTAAAAACAAAATTCATCTAATATGAGAGGGTGTTAAAAATGGAAGATATTAACAAAGAACCAATTGTAGAAGTTGAGCCAATCGTTGAACCAACAGACGTTGCAACAGGCGAGGATGCTCTACAAGGCACAGAAGGACAGGTTGAGGATACTAACACTCAACTAGCAGAACAAGCCCGATTACTAGAGGACAGAGAAGCAGAAATCTTCAAAAAAGAAGTATCGCTTTCCCTTAAAGAAAATGGCTTAGAAATGTTTGAAGGTGTACTAAATATAACTGACACCACTTCCTTAAAAGAAGTAGTATCTCAGCTTACTAACATCGTAAACCAAATCAAAGTAAGTGCTAGTTACATTCCACCTAAAGAGAACTTAAAGCAAGCAGAATATGATGTTTTCTCTGAAAAGAAAGATGTTAAAGGCATGATTGGTAGCAAGTTTGCCAATCTATTTAAGTAAGACAAAAAAACTAAAATCAAACCCACAGAATGGAGCAATATAACTATGTTTAAATCAACTAATTTCACAGCAAGCGAACAAATTTCACTATCTCAGGAAATCGCATTAGTAGGGGTACAAGCTACACCATTTACATCTTTGCTAATGGCAAAAGGCAACATTGAGAAAGCACTTTCTACTATCTACTCTTGGAAAGAAAAAACACTAGACACAACTGATGACCTTTCAGCGGTTGAAGGTTCAGATGACATTACTTTCCACGAATCAGCACGAGCAGAACTTTCTAACATTCTTGAAATCTTCAAAAAAGGTGCTTCTATCTCAGGTACAGCGGTTGCTATGCAATCTAATGAGTTCACTGAGCAAGTAAATGACCGTTTGATTGAGCTTAAAATCAACATGGAGAAGAAATTCTTGCTAGGTACAAAAGCTGATGGTTCAACAGCACCTTTCAAGCGTCAACTTTCAGGTTTGATTGAGCAAGCAGACGCATCAAATGATGTTTCTGATACAGCAGTCACAGAAGCTACTATCAAGGAAGCTATGCGTAAATTGTGGAATCAGGATTTAGCAGAAGGAAATGTATTTGCCTTTGTCAATGCAGACCTTAAAGAGCAGATTGACGCAATCTATGCTGATAAGTATGGCTACCAACACGTTACAACTGATTTTGGTCTTGTAGTTGAAACAATCAATACTAACTACGGCCAAGTAAACTTTGTGCTTTCTAAGCATGTTCCAGTTGATAAAATTGTCTACTTCAATGACTCTTATGTT